CGCTAGCCATTAAGGCCAAGTCGTTTTCCTCGCCGAAAGCAAACAGTACAGAGCCACACCCGGCCGATCCACCTTGCTGCCCGTTATCACGCAAGAACTTAATTCTACCTTTCATTATAAGCATTGAAGTTGCTTTATCTAGTAGTTGTTCTTGAAATAGTTTACTGTCAAGCCTGTTAAAAACTAGGGCTACTCCGTTGTTGTGTTTAACCATCTTTTCAATGAACTTGTTTATCAACGGTCTAGAGTACGGAGGGTTTAACCATACTCGGCCCACCCACTCCTGTTCGAGCCCGTCATTCTCCTTGTTGTACATGGTATTTGCCGTTTTGAACGGAGGTACCATAGGTGAACACGGGTCTGTGTCGAACTCCCCCAAAGCGTCTATAATGTATTTTGGAGTGTACCACTCGTCCGTACTATTTTTTACTCTTTCAAATGATGTATTCATAATTTTACTTTGCTTAAGAAATACTCTATTGCCTCATCCCTTGTTTCCACGTCATAGACTACGAACACTTTGTAACCTAGCTTTTCTAGCTTGCTGTGAATGTACAACTGAATCTTGGTTGGTTTCTTTCCCGTGGTCTTAATTTCTGCAAAGCCTACATAGCCCCCAGTGCACAAAACCATTCTATCGGGCAGGCCCTTTACGAAAGTGGATAACAGCTTTATAACCTCACATTTTCCCGACTTGTTTAGCTTCTCGGTGAAGGTACGCTCTAGGTACTTCTCCGAATATATTGTTTTACTTTCCATACTCATCTATCTGTCTGATACGTTCTTTACAAATGTGGATAATCTTTTCGTAGTCTAACCTTCGTCCGTCCGTTTCTTTGGTACGTAGTACGCGCTTCACTATATCGGCATCCCACGGGTTTAGATTATATTCTCTCCAAATGTCCCACGGTTGTATATCATGCTTGGCATAGTCGGACGATCCTACATTGTATGAACGTACGTCTCCCTTGTCCTCCTTAACTTCCACGGGTTCTTTGTCCTTGTACAGATCACTACCGAATCCTGCTGTGTTCCTGTTCCTTGCCCTAGCACTGATGAAGCCTATCTCGTACCACTTGCCAGCGTAAAAGACATCCCCTGTGGATTCATTTACATTCAAATGTACATCACTATCAAACATTATTTGTACATCGTCGTCCGCCTCCAGTGGGAAAAATATTTCTAGGACGAAGCCGACACAATCGTACCAACCCCTAACTACTAATTTTTCCCTGTTTTTTGCTCGGCTGCATACCTCCAAAATGTATTGTACAAAATCCTCTAGATATTCGTCACTACAATTAAAAACTTGATTTAATTTACTCCCGTTCTCTAGGAACATTTCTGCCTCTGTTGCTGTAAACTTTTTCATGCTATGTAAGTTAAATTTATTATTGTTGAATTGAACTTTGTCTTATAAAATTCCCGTGCGCTGGCTATTGAACCAAATACTTTTTCGCTTACTTCGGGTAGGTAGTTCCTGCCTACCCCATCTATAAAATATCTTACTTTAATTACTGTTATCATTGTTATACTGTTTGTATGGTTCTTACTAGTTTTTCGTAACTACCTACGGTTATTTGGCGCGTGAAGGTCTGCCCTACCATTCCGATAAATGGTGCACCGTTTACTACTAAAATTCTTGATATATGGTTCACATTGATAATTTCAACCTGTTCGATACCTTTTACTACAAATGTTAATTGAATAGCTTTCATAATTATAATTTTTAATTGGTTTATAAAACACACGCTTTTAAACTGAACGTTAACAGTAATGTCACCCAAACGATGGATATTAAAATCACATTCTTTTTCATGGCTATTTGTTTAATGCTGTTACCATTTTTTTCATTTCCCCCTTGGTTACTGATATGCTGGTAGTATTGCTTCTGCTTAGTATAAGCCAATCCCCCATAAGCTTTCGATACTCGGCTTCATTATCCGACGGGTTGTTGAGGCTTACCGTTTCTCCCTTTGCCGGTTTGTAATCAACCATTGATTGGAGTATTGCTATCGCTTGACCCTTATCGCCTAGCTCTACTGTCAGTTTTAGGCCCGTAGCTTCGAGTACGGTAGCTTCTATGGATATAGCACCGTCTGTATTTATCAGCTTGCAATTCCCCATTCTGAAAGACTTTAAAACTTCGGGTTTACCGTTTGATGTAATTTGTGAGAACATTGATACGCTAGTCATAACTAACACTAATAACACTAATAACTTTTTCATGATTTCTAAATTTTACTTTGTTTATAAACTCTTTTTGTATGCTGCGAGAATATCCTCTCCGGTTGCTAGGGTTCTTGCTCTCCCCTTGCACTCATACACTATCGCCCATCTGTCTGATGCTATACGGTTTAATTTGATTTTTGCCTCGCAGCTAGCTCCGTTGAGGGCTTCTGCTACTGCAATTACTTCGCCTAAAGTTTTCATGCTGTTTTCTTTTTTAATTGGTTTATACTGTAATAACGTTGGGGCGATTGGAAAGGTTCGCCCCTTTAACCTTATTTTGCATATTTGCTTAGGAACTCCTCAACCTTTGATTTAATATCTTTGGGGTTTAGGTAGTCTTTATCTCCGTAGTAAACTGTAAGCCCTGCTACATTTTCGCTACCATACTCCCAGCCGCCTATATATACTTTCAGCTCTAGTTGCGATACGTGCGGTGACAGGTACATAAATATGTGGTTGTCTTTCTGCAATGTCATCACTGTGTGCATGATCTCTGAAATGTAATTCGTTGTAATCATAATCTTTATTTTTTTAATTGGTTTATACTGTAATAACATTTGTACCTGTTATTTGGTTCGGTACATTAACCTTTTTTATTTATCGGTTGGGGGCTCGGTGATTAAATTCCATTCACTGTTTAATCTTTCCTTTTGGTGGGGGTATCTAGTTTCTAGTTTCGGTAAGAAACAACCTTTCTCCCTTCCGACATTTCAAAGATACGGCTTTATTCGATAGGTTGTATATTCTGTTAACATCCTTTATGAATAAAGCCGTTTTTCTTTTCCTGGTTAACTTCTGTTAACCAAATAGATCGAAGTCTGAACCTTTTCTAACATATCCGTTTGCATTGCCATACGCTTTGCACGATCTCCGTCTAGATCTATCCCAGTCACACATAGAATTCATTATTCCCGAAATTATTCTACCAATCTGTACGTTCCGTTTCTCAGCGCTTAGCCCGAACACTTCAACCATTATAGCGTTTGTAGGTACGAAGTCGGCAACACCGTAGCTATCGGGAATCATACTAGGATCGTAGTTATCAAAGTACATCTTTCGTTCTGCTGCATTCATGTCGTACCAGTCACTAGGTACGCGCATCTCCAAGTAGCGCTCTATGTCCTCTGCACGTGAATCTACTTCCAAGTGTTCCTCTCTTAGATCGTTAGCTACATTCTCGGCTTCGGGTGATAACAATGTACTAACACCGTCGTAGTGCATCTTAACGGCTTCTGCCCAAACTTGATCTATATACTCTTTCATTTCGGGCTTGAATAAATCGGCTGTCCGTTCATTGGCTTCAACCACTACGGGCAAAAACCGTCTGCCCCCTGTCGTATCTTTCAAGAACTCGTATTGGTTAGTAGTACCAAAGAACACACATTGGCGTTTGTAGTTCACTGTAACGCGCCCGTATGCCGGTCTAAAGTTATCCTCCGTTTTGGATATGAAGTTCTTAACTCCTTCCACTTCTGCCTTTTTCATGGCTGAAAGTTCGGCTACTTCCAATATCCAATTACCCTGCAACTGCTCGTACGCTGCTTTGCCGTCCATTGTTGAAAGTGAATCACTAAACCAACTCTTACCTAGCAAACTGATCAGTTTACTTTTTCCTGCTCCCTGTCTGCTCTGTAAGACTAGCATACTATCAAATTTGTAACCGGCCCTAAAAATTCTACGTACAGCACCGACTAGCATAATGCGTATGGCTTCACGGGTGTATAATGTATCCTCTGCTTTCATAAAGTCTATAAGAAGTGTATCCACCCTAGGCGTTCCGTCCCATACCAAATGGGTTAGATAGTCTTTCACAGGGTGGAATGAGTTTTTCTCGGCTTCCATCTGTATTGCATCATCTATCTTATTGGCTGCTGATATACCGTACTTGTTCTCGATGTGTACTCTAATACCTGCAAAATCTACGTCTCTGAAATCATCACCTGCAAAGCCGTTTCTCCAAGCTGGTTTTCTAGTAAGAATAATACGGTCCTTGAATTCGTCTTTCGCTATCAGACCTTTTAACGCTTGGTCAGCCTTGAAAATTTGCGATATGTTATTCGCATTAGGTTTCATGTTTCCTTTGCTGTCAAAGTCGAAATTAAAGTCCTCATCGCTCATTTCGTCATCACCACCTACAAGTTCGTTGAAATCGTCTATATCATTTGCAACCTGTTTACCCTTGCCTAGGATGTTATCCCGTCGCATGGCTGCTACCTTCTCATCCTTGTTGATGAGTTCCAGCATCATTGCTGTGGACTTCTTATCGTCGCCCTTATCCATTTTGCCGAACTTGTGTACACGTACCAAGTCATAAGCGTTATACACGTGGTTTCCCTGTATCGGGTCATTGTTATGGTACGACTTTGCGAACATATCGTCAAACACGATCATGCCTCCGTGTGTCGTTCCACCTAGATACGTATATCTGTCCTCTCCGATATCGGAAGGCTCGTACACGTCTGACAGGTATCTCTCGATAACTTCGGAGATAGTGTACGCCCGACAGAACTCACCTACAACACCCGTTTTCATTATCGGGTTCTGCTGCTCCTTTACTAGTGAACGGACTTCGTTCTTTTCGTCCTTATGGTACGCCCACTCTGATGTATCTAGATAATCCTCATACATACCTAAATACTCGTCAACGTCCAAGGCATTGTCGCGGAACAGGCTACTATCGTAGAAGTAATACGCAACGTCACTAGGCACGCTAGGATAGTACATACAGCGTTCGGGCTGGAAGGTTGTTCTATCGTACAAGTCTATCCCTGTCAACTCCGCAACCTTTCTCCCAAGTGCTTCGTACTCGTCACCGTCGACGGGTCTAGACAACGGGATAAGAATACGGTAACGGTACATACCTACTTTCGGGTTGTGCTTGTGTGTTCCATGAATGATGAATGCGCAGCGAATCATATCCTCGAATCGACTAGGGAAATTTTCATCTCCGAAGTCTACATCCAAAGCCAGTAGCGAACGGTCTAGCATGGCTGACTTAATTCTACGTTCACCGTTCAGTTCGCCGCCTACGAACGCGCCCACATCCTTTATAATACCTTGTTCCGACTTCGGAAGGTTTATAAATTCCTTGTGTGTTTCCTTGGTCTGTACGGCTGTCCCGAACCGTTCTTGTATCTCCCCCCACGTCATAGAAATGTTTTTCCACTTCTTACTGTTTGAAGAACTAGACACCGCAACATTAAAACTTAATTCTGTAACTCTCATAATCATTAATCTTTTTTATAATAATTAGTTAAATAACCTGCTGCCCGTAGGGCTATACCTTCCGCCCAGCTTGGTTTGTCGCACATCGCATCACACATTTGGTCTAGAACGAACTGTTCTGTGCCGTCTTGCTTAATCTCGGCTGCTATCTCATCATGTACGTGTAACACTATGTTATATCCCATATCAAATACTTTAAATATCGCATTTGCCAAAAGATCACGGGCGATAGCCTGTATAACGTTCTCCGTTAACTTCCCACCGTAGGTGTGTAACTTCGTCCATTTGCCCGTTATCTGATCCTGTCCCATGTAGGAGATATCCTTAACCGTGAAATCACCGTCCGCCCCCTGTATGGTTCTTTCGGATAAACGCGCGGACGGGTAGAAAAGTTTTCGCCCACTAGGTAATTTAACAGTCATTGCACCTTTTTCATAATTAAAAACAATACTTGCTTTCTCTGTTATTGTGTAGGTTTGTTCCCGTCTAGTGCCGATACAGTTCTTAGCGCACGTTTCAAGTTTTTTCCAAAGCCCTGTGATCTCTTTGTTGGCCTCCCTCCACTTGGTTACGATGATAGGTTTCATATCGTCAGATAGTGCTCCTTTGGTGTCCATAGCGGTTAACGCGTTAACACCTCCGCCGTACCCCAAAGCTAGTTCGGCTACCTTACCTTGTTGGCGTTCTGCCATCCCCTTATGGACTTCATACCCGAACATTTTACCGGCCGAAGCACAGTATATATCACTGTGGGGGTCCTCGAACAATTCCAAACGCCATTTCTCCTGTGCCACCCATGCGATAACTCTAGCCTCAATGGCTGAAAAGTCCGCAACTGAAAAGGTCATACCCTTGGGGGCTACAAACGCTGTACGGATCAGTTGTGATAGAATGTGTGTCGGCTTGTCATACATAAGCCCTAGCAAGGCTAAATCACCCATTTTAGCCGTTTCACGGGCTGCGTCCAAATCATCGATATGGTTCTGTGGTAGGTTCTGTAACTGAACTAGTCGGCCGGCCCATCTTCCGGTACGGTTGGCCCCATAGTAACGAAACAAACCTCTGATCCTCCCACCGTCACCGATACAATTCTTTATTGCCGTGTACTTTGCGTTGCTTGTTTTCATCATCTCGGAGCGCAAAGTAAGCATATATTTTGCTTTATTCTGTATCTCGGTGGGTTTATCTTTAAGGCCTGCAACATATTCGGGAATACTTTTCTTATTCAGACTACTAGGTTTAATACCTGTAAGCGCGTGCAGATAGGTGTTCACATTGGTTGCCCCAACTTCTGCAAACAACTGATCCATTTCTGCCTTTACTAGTACCTTGTGTTCCTCGTTCATGGCTTCGGCTGCATTGGCCAAGTCCATGTCTGCTAAAATACCGTAGTCATTGATACGCTGGTCCGCTGCATAAACGTCTTTCTCGAACTGTGGGAACTCAAACACCGATAGCTTATCGAAAATTTCCTTTTCAGAGAGCACGTCATACTTTAGGTATTCTTTGAACTCGTCCCATTTCCTTTCGTTACCCTCCTTGAAATTACGGGTAACGCCACCGTTTGACTTGGTTGCTTTACAGGGAACCGAAAAGAACTTTATTAGGTTCTTACCTGTGCCTAGTTTCTTGTCCTTTAGGTTTAGTATCTGTGACACGGCGTCCAAGGACGGAGGCAGACCGCAATACAAAGCCATGTTAGCCGTGCAAAAGAAACGATCTACTGGAATATCAATACCGTATGCCTTCAAGCAAATGCGCTCAAACGTGGCATTGTGCGCTACTATCGTAACGTTACTATCATTGGCGATAGCGTGGAACATATCCATGAAAGATGTGTGCCCGCCTTCATCTGTTAGGTCTATGATTGTAGGTTCTGTTTGCTCGTCCCACATATAACCGCAAAGAAGTATTTCAAAGTCTTTGCTCTGCGAGTACTTGTAGTTACCCGACTTCTTTATGTCTACGCCCGACCATGTTTCAAAATCTATAAATAAATGCTTCATAATTTTTAATTGTTTAATTGGTTTATTATTATAACGACAAAGATAGGGTAAAGGTTTGATATAAACAAAGAAAAAGCGATTAGTTATATTATTTTAACTAATCGCTTTATACTTATTTACCGTGGTTCTCGTGAAAACCGTATAACTTTTCAGCTTCTAAACGTGCGGTGGCGGCTTCTTCTAGGGTTTTGAAACATCCTAAATGCAGTTTTTTACCGCCTGTGTGTATATAGGCGATGAACCGTTTGCTCGTCTTGTGCTGATACACGCCTGCAACACCTAAAGGGTTATTTTTCCTTAGAGATAGGTTTTTGTTGTTTTGTGCCTTTGTGACTATCCGAAGATTTAAGTATCGGTTATCTAATCGGTTGTGGTTTATGTGGTCTACATATTCAGTTTCTTTTAAATCGTGACCCATTAGAACCATAATAACCCTGTGGGCCATGTACACTTTACCTTTTATATTTAGTCTGAGGTAGTTGTATCTGGTATCTATGCTTCCGGCTAATAGATCGGGTCTCATAGTGCTGCAAGCCCGTTTCCTCCAAAAAAAGTTTTCCGCTACTGGGTTCGTAGCGGAGTAACTGCTTAGCCTGTTCCTGTGTCATAATCAATCTGCAAAAATAGGTGAGTAGAAAATAAAGCCTCTTTTCTTGTTTAGAATGACAAACGTTTGTTGCGGTTCTTCGTATGCCAGCCCGTGCCCCATTGCAAAGGCGTCATATCCTTTCAGAGACCCGTTTACACAAACCTCTTTTGTGTATATGCTTGAATGCCAGTGTCCGATGAATGCTTTATCTATTTTGATAACTTGATTCATTTTACCAAACCATTTAAACATTGACGGGTACACGCCCCCAATACCGCCGGCACTTCTAAACTGGAAACCGTGACAGAACAAAAGCTTTTTACCGTATATGTCAAGGTACGCTAAATCTCCTTCGGGAATAACGTATTCAAATTTTGTTAGACCCATCATCGTTAAGGTTTGCTCTATGTCCTTGTATAAAAAGTACTCCATATTCATTGCAAAGCCGTTGTTGAACTGTAATTTCTTAGTAGTTCTAGAGTGGTTTCCACCTATGCCTACCACTACGATCTTTTTAAGTTCAGGCAGTTCGTCATGGATAGCTTTAAGTCCCGATATGATCAGCTTCTTTACAAATGCAATACCCTCCATTGGTGAAAGACCGTTTGTTTGCACCAACTCATCATGTATATACCCCCCTATCAAGTCACCTAGAAGCCCAAAGATCAAGTTATCCACTGGTTTCTTTTTCAACATATAGATGGAATTGGAGAAAAAGTTCTTTATTCGCTTTTCGGCTATTTCAAGATTGAACTCGTTAAGACCTAAAACCGTTGACGATTTAACCGTTTCTTCGGCGTGCCAGTCACTGGCTATAATTATTCCCGTGTTATCCTCGTCTAATGTGTTACGCTCCTTAGTTTTGATTTCCACCAACTCTACTGGTGCTGCATCTTTCTTAAGACCTATGATCCCTTTTAGTTCGTCCTCTGTGTACAAACTTTGCAGTTCTGCTATAAGTGGGTTAACTTCCTGTTGTGGCTGTTCCTGTGCGGTTTTTTCTCCCCATATTGGCGAAGTTTTATTATACTTTCTTACAGGCTTTCCTGTAACGGTTGAGATTCTAACGCCTTGTTCGTTTAAATACGCTTCTTTCATTCTTAACTTTTTCATTTTACTACTTTGTTTGTGGGGGCCGTTACACCCCCATTTTTTAATACTTGGTTTACTTAATTAAATAGATCGTCGTTATCATCCAGTGCATCGAAATCGTCAATGCTTGCGCCACCGTCCAATCGTTCACCGTCCGCTGCCTTCTGAATGGCATTAAGCCCGATACCTACTCCGTATTTGCCTGTGTGCTCATAACCATATACCGACAATGATACGTTACCATAGCAACCGCTATACAATTCGTTCTTGTCTGTGATGTATTGCTTGTGTCCGTCAATCACGATAGGTGCACCTTGTTTCTCTTTACGTTTAGCGTTCATAAAAAACATACCTTCGTATTCTGGACCGTCTTTTTCTTCGTCACCATCTCGTAGAGGGTTGTTCCACACTTTAGGAAGTTTTCCCGATAGTTTCGGATATCGCGCCGCAAGTGCTTCATATTCTGCCTTGATGGCTGCTTTCAGTTTTTCTGCTGCTTCACTGTTCTTGTCAATCAGTAGTTGCACCGAATAATTAAAATCACCTTGTCCGTTAACCTGTGTAGCTTCGAATACTTTTACATAACTCAATCTAACGTTTTTAACCATTGTTTTTGCCATAATCGTACTTTTTTGAATTTTAATTTTTGTGTCCCGTTTGTTCGGGAGGGACACTTAACCCGTGTTTGATATAATAACAATCTAAATTCTGTTTTTGTTCAGAGCGTTAACTCTGTTTAACTTTAAAACTTTTTGGGGCTATCGAAATAGCATACTCTATGATTTCCCAGCTAACGGATTGCAACACCCCACCGGAGTACCGTATAGTTATTTTGTGTCGTGTTTTAATTTCTTCTAGTGTCAAGTCCTTAATAGCTGCAAGCACTTTTTGGATTTTAAGAGAATCCCTGTTTAATTCCTTTTGGGTAAATGTGCGAAACGTTTTCTTGTTCCAAAACTTAGTTCTTTTCTCTAGTTCTTTGCTGTCTAAAATACCGTTGTCTGATTTCATAATCTTTAATTTTAAAGTGTTATACCATTTGTTTCTTAATCACTATGCAAATATAACACTTTAAATTGATAGTTGGTTCTTTCGTTAACTTCTTTTATGATTAAAGTTTGTCGAAATCGTTTAGGGCGTTCTCCAGTGCCGGGCGTTTATCGGTTTCGGGAGCTAGAGTTGGCAGCCCGTTCGGCTTGATAATCACGTCTTTAAGCACCTCGGCTAGTATTTTCTTTCCTACTAACCGTTCCAAATCTCCGATACCTTTCAACTTCTTGTTGAATAACAGGTCAGACGGGAAACCTACTTCGTTTAAGCGTTTTACAGCCTCTTCTACGTCGTTTATTACCCTTTGGCTTCTACCCTCTACCAGTTTCCATCCTTCTATGGTGTGCCCCTGTGAAAGGCTTGCAAAGGCGTATTCCTTCACGGCTGACACCCAATCAGTAATCGCGCCCAACTTGTTTAATACTTCGGAAAGTTCTGTTAGCGTAATGGCTTTTACGTCCTCGTGGCTTTCAAACTCATTAATTACCATATCTTTTTGTGCTTTACACATGGCTTTGAATTTACAGAATTTACAATGACTGCCTACTACCTGTTTACCTTCCCCATTCCAAGCGATTTTAGCCTTAACACGGAGTTCGTGAATGCCCCAGTGTACTAGGTCTGCTTTACTCATTATAAACTCGGAAAACGACTCTAAACGTACTTGTGCGATGTACATCTTTACGGTCTTAATCTTTGCCCGCTCTGCTCCGCTCAACGTTTCCAGCATACCCAGCCCGTACATCATTAGCTGACTGTTATTCTCTGCCTCAACCTTGATACCTTTCCCATATTTAAGATCAATTACATATATCTCGTCCTCGGTTGAAATCTTGCAGTCACATGATCCGAAGCACTCTTGTACGTAGTTACGTAGGTCAAACTTCTGTTCCAGCGTCATAGATACCGTTTTCCCTTCGTCTACTAGACGATCGTGTATGTCCGTACAGAAGATTACGTATTCGGTGATATAGTCCACCATTTCGCCCGAAAAGTATTTGTTCTCCTCTATCTCTTTTGGTACTGGCAGTTCGTCAATCAGTGGAATGTACTCACCTTTTAGAAACTTTGTTAGAGCGTACTCGGCTAACTCATGTGCTACTGTGCCCTCTTCGCTTGCTGCGCTGCCTTTGTCTACTTTGTTTAGTCCGTCCTCTAGTCTAGCACTAGGTGTGCAGTTCAACCAGCGATGGGAGCCGCTAGGAGAAAGTAGGGCGTGATCCCTACTTGTGTGGTCTTGAATGATATTCTCGTTATTCATGGTTACTTTAGTTTAAATCGTAATACAACTGTGCGAAATCGCTCTCCTTAACATTGCTCAAACTCTTTGCTCCATATTTGGCTAACAGTTCGGTCATTGATTCACGGGTGTACGCCCCTTCCTTAATACGTTTCATCATTTTAATTCTGATCATCTCGAATGATATGTGCGTACCTTCCGCTGGTTCGGTGCGCTTTTCTCTAAGTGCTGCGCGTTCCTCTTTGGCTTTTTGGGCTGCTGCTTCTGCTCTTGCTACTGCTTCGGCTTCTGCCTCTGCCTTCGTGGCATCCATCGCCTCCGCTTCTGCTTTTTCTTCTGCTTCCTTTTCTAGTCTAGCTTGTTCGGATGCTGCTTTGGCTTTTAATGCTTCTGCTTTGGCTTCTGCTGCTTCCTTGGCTTCTGCTTCTAGTCTAGCCTTCTTGGCTTTTAATGCTTTCGCCTCTGATGCTGCCTTTGCTGCTTCACGTTCTGCCTTTGCCTTCGCTTCTGCTTCGGCCTCTGCTGCCTGCTTGATTAGGAGGAGTTCCTCTTCTTCCTCACGGCTTATATCCCCGGCTTTTAAGGGCTCTTCTACCTTTTGCTCGTAATAGGTCACCACAGGGTCTTTGCTTTCGGCTACCGGGCTGGAAATTACTTCTACGGGCGTGTTTAGCTTCTTGATTAACTCTACTGCCAAATCTACGTCTTTACTACACTCAATGTTAAATACTAAAGTTTTCATACTCATGCTTTTTTAACTAGGTTACTAACTAAATTGATTATTATTTCGTTGTACATCTCTTCGTAATCGTCTGAATTGATATACAGGTTTTCTATGTCTACCGGGAACTGTGCCCCATTCATGCTTTCCATGTAGTAAGTGCTTATGAAGGTGCCAAAGCTAGGCATATTCTCGGCTACTGTTAGGGCTGCATATCTGTTTCTCAAAGGGAACATATTTGCTTTGATATACTCCGTTACTTCATTTAGGATAAATTCTTGTACTGATAACTTTTTCATGATCTTAATTTTTAATTGTTTGACCATGCAAATATAACACTTTAAATTGATAGTTGGTTCATTCGTTAACTTCTTTTATATATTTCGTTTGAAACCTCTTCCAGTGTTCCCAACTCCATACCTTTATATAGGTAGTGCACGAATGAACCTTGGTAGTACACTCTGAAAAATGTATCTACGTACACGTTACCCATAGCTTGAAATTTTAATTTGGACTCCCCTATCACGAATTGACAATCTGTGAGAGATTGAGTTTTTGTAAGGTCTAAATTCTTTTCCATCTTTTTCACGTTTTCACTGTTTATACTTTTTGTTCTCTACGTACTTGTGTAGTCGTTAGCTAGCTTCGTTCCGTCCTCTGCAAATATAACGCTTTTATGTGGTGTTTGGTTCTTTTGTTAACACTATTTAAGAATAAAAGTGTCGGAACAGATGTCGGAACGCCCTAACCATCTCAAGCACAGGGGTTTAGCCCCCAGGTGTTCCGACATTGCTCCGTGTTCCACCTTTTTTCCTATATAGGCTAACCATATATTTATAAATGATCAATATACAGCATATACCCCCCTTTTACTGTATTCTATCTATTTATTTTCTCTATTATATCTCTTATATATAAAATGTAAGAACATCTAGAACAGTATAAAGAAACCTAGTGTTCATCGGTGGTTGAGGTGTTCCGACACTGTTCCGACACTGAAAATAATGTCGGAACACTGGAACAGTTTATAACGTAAACTACTTTATCTTTATAGCTATGTTTGTTTTGATTTGTGTATAAGTGTTTTTATTTGTTAAATCATATTCTATGCTTTTTATGCCATATCTGAAGAATAAGAACCGTTTTTGACGTATGGATATAACACCCGTTATCGTGTCCGTCCCTATATAAGACAGGTTTACACTGTCGTTCACCATCTTGGCTTTAATCTCGTTCCACCTATCTCTATATATAGCGGTGGGAACATTATTAACTGTATCTACTTTCACGGACTGAACTATCTTTGTTTCCGTAACCGTTCTAGTAGCTGATAAGGCACTCTTTAAACGTATATCCATAGCGTCCAACTCGTCGTATAATGACCTGTTGGCCTGTTTCAGTTCCTTTATAGACAACTCGAAAGCCTTTGTTTTAAGGGCTTCATTGCCTAGTTTGGTCTTATAGTATGTACCTGTATCGGAAACGGCTTCAAAGTTCCTCTCTAGCCTTCCTATCTCTATTCTTTGGGTACGTACTTGATCCCATAGCTTAGTAATGATACCTAGTACCACCATAACCCCAATACCGTATGCTAATATCTTATTCATATTTAATCGAATTAATTCTATTCATCCATCCTTTTCTAAATCTCTCGTTCGCTGGCCTAGCCTTGCATATCTCATCAACGAATTTGACCCTATCCTCTTTTATCATTTTAAAGAGTTTTTCAGCGTCCATAGCGTTAACGGCTGTAATTGTCTTAGGACCTACCAAACCATCGCTAGAAACGCCTAGAATACGCTGTGGGCGCTTTATACCATGTACACCGCTAGCCCAAACCCAATCTACTAGGATATTTGCAACGCCCTGCGATTTAATATCGTCCGCCTTCCATCTATCCCAGTACAGGGTCTTTATGATTTCCTTCCAGTCAGCATCAGATATGTTTTTCAAGTCCTGTACGGTAGGTTTAGGCCTGCCCTTCTTTTTGCAAAAGTCCCCAAACGTTCCGATAGTAACACCCTTGTTCGTCGCTCCCCCTAGATCTGCCGGGTCATCAACGAAACCACCTTCCCATTTCAATATAAATGGGATCAATTTTTCAATTTTAGCCATAGTTTTTCCTATTTATGAAAATACCCTATATAATATAATATATTATATAGGGTAAACTCTATTTTTCTTTTTCTTCTTCTTCTTCTTCTTTTGGTATTTCAAACTCACCCTCTTTAATCGTCTTTTTCATTTTAAGGTATTTCGCTGCTGCAATAGCATTGAGTACCTTAACAAATTCGTTTGACGGTTGTATGATACGTAGGTTCTTTGTTATATTCCTCGCATAGATAACAACAAAGATACCGGTCAACGCCTTTATAATAATCTTGTAGTCTATGCCGGGCTCTAGCAAAGTACAGGTAAAAGCCGTAAAGAATAAAATTAAAGACGTTACAAGCATCTCTTTAACTGCCTGCATAGTCTTTTTATGCTGGTACTTCTTTCCCTGCTTAACGTCTGCTATATAACCGGCCAGCCAGTTAAGCGTAGAGATAAGCAATACTATAATTAAGAAATCACGTACATTTTGCACCACTGTTAGAACGGTAACAGCAAACACCGCGCGAAAGTACGTTTCAATATGTTCTATCACTTGATAAGACCTATTCGATAAGACTTGGCTCGAGTGCATTTTTCCTTAATTACGCCATCTTTTTTCATGGCTGCTATCAAGCCCTCCACAAATAAATCAGCTTTGCCCCGTTCGGCCTCAAAGCGTTTTATTCTAGAATTGTCGGGTAGTACAATACTACCGTTGTATGTTTGTAACTTCAAACCAGTTGCTGTAGATGCTTGATCCGCGGTTTGTAAATACCTAGCGAACATATAATAGCATATAACATAGTCCGCGCCTATGTACGTATCTGTGTTCTCTAGGTATGTTTTAGGGATAGCCGAGTACAGCATCCCTAATTTCGGTGAGAGGTCTAGGGAATCGGCTTCAAAGAAAGCCTTTTCTAGCCTGTTGTCGGGTACGTCCTTAGCTATTTCAAAAAGCGTCCGGACTTTTTGTAGTGGGTAACTCATCTGTTTCAAATTTATTATTGATCTCGGTAACAGAAATATCAACTCCGAACAGTTGTGCTAGTTCTCGGCTGATCCTTTGTCTTACTTTCGATAGTGAATTTCTATAAACTTTCTGCAATTCCTTGATAACCTCGCCCGAAGCATTCGAGAAAGTAAGCAAAGAACTATCAATCAAAGGCAGTGGTATGTTATACGCTGAAATGGCTATATCCTTTCTCAACGGCTCTACATACGCCTTATACAGTTCGCGATCTATCGGGCTGCCTAATTGGTCCACGGTGATAAACTTATCTTTCTGCTCGATATTATTGTTACGAACTGTAAGAACTGAACCAGCGTTTTCACTACCCATCATTTCGGTTAACGTATCTGTAAAATCTTGCTGTTCTTGGTCCGTTTCAAACTCTCCGTGTGTCACAATGGAACACATATGGAAGCCGCGCCCCAAGGTACGGCTAACATATTTACCGTTCTTGTTCTCTGCATCCATTTCATTTCGTACAGAGTGGAACGTCGATATCGGATAGGGTCTAGTAGTACACAAGTTAACGTACAATAACTGCCCGTTATAGTTTTCCAGTCCTCCACAGTCCGCGATTTCATTAGGCGCGTTCTTCGGATCGTATGTGTTATATACGGTTGAGTTCTGCATCGCCTGTGTTGCCCTCACGGTCTGTCTGTCCCAGTTATTAAAAACTCTCCATTTGTATATTTTGGGGTCTTTCAGATAGTTTTCTGATTTCTCCGCACGTACATATTCAAACGGTACATTATACACGCCAACTGGAACATAACCGCCTTCACGCAAACCGTACTGGACGATCCAAGCCCAGCCCTTGAAACGGGCTAGGTCATTGGCTGTATTCTCTAAAATATCGTCCATGTTCATACCGTTATCATTTGTCATGTTTCTGAACTCTTCGTTCTTGAAACCTTCACAAATAATGTTTTCAGTAAGTTTCTCTACGGCTGCTGATGCAGTTTTTGAAGCGTAGATAAGGTTTGCTATTTCTTGCGGATATAAGTTTCCATCTCCGTAAGTGATAATCTTATCACCTGTGTTTGCCGATAGCTTTAACGCTCTCTCAACTATTAATTGAATTCTTTTATATCCGATCATAACTTATTTGTTTTGTAAATCTATAAATATTTTTCCGTAATCGGGATTTTCGGAGATTAACCGAAGTGCGATTTCGTCTGTAATATTAGTATTTTTATAAATGATACCATCCTCGTAATGAGTTATAGTAGCCCCCTTCGGCAAAACGAAACGAACGTGTACGCCCGTTAGGTATTTGGTTTCGTACCACTTCTTGACAAACTCACTGTCTAAGTGGCAGTTAGGGTCTAGTTTTAAACCTGTCATTTCAAAATACTTTTGCATCATTTCCTGTGTGGAAACAGTAACAGGAGCAACCTCTACGGGCTGCTCTGTTTGGTTTATAATCTCTTCTGTCATAATATTTTATTTAAACTGCTGGTACTTTAAGTGCTTCATACTTAGCCTTTGAAATTCCGTAGATTGTACTACCCGTTTGCCCTTCATCCGTTCCAAATGTAATGGTTAGGTACTCACTGGCCGTACTGTCGCCCTCGATCTCTGTACACACCAAGGGTGCACCCAGCCCGATAATAGTACAACCGTTTGACCCATTTAAAGCGATAACGAAATTGGAGTTAACTAAGTTGTGAGATGCACCGTTTCCGGTACTGAACAATTCATTAGGCACTTTCATAATGACACTAGGGTCATACATCACTGGGTACAGGTCTCCGCCCTTTCGGGCCACTGACACCTTAACACTGTTGTTGGTCACAGCTACGACTGACCCCCGTTGACCCTTAGCCAAGACAATGGTAACACTGTTACCACTGGCCGAAAAGCTTTCTATATCCGATGCGTTAATTAGAATTGCTTCGGTATATTTGCCTAGTGTACCTCTTCTAGCAATAGAAGCGCACCCCCAACTTAAGTTGTCATTGAATTTTTGTAGACAAGCCATATTTATTTGTTTTTAAAGTTAAACAGCTGCGTTAAAAATAGCGGTGCACACCGTATCTTTAACTGTTAAATAGTCCTCACCTAGTACGCCTTCGGGCGTGGTGAATGTAAACGTAGCCCAGCCCCCGTTCTCGTTACTGTTCATTGTGGACGCAGTAGGCTGCAAACCGTAGAACAAACCGTATACACGGCAATACTTTGCACGTTTGGCGATAAACACCATGTCACCGTTTGCCAACTGGTTAAAAAGCAAGGGGTTTTCTTTCTCGTAAACCGTTACAGTAACTTCGTGTACATACGCATTGGGCGCGCCATCGTTCACCCGTACCGTTTCGGACACTGAAAAGCCCTTCTTTTGAGATGCTACCCCATAGGGAACACCGCTACCGATATCCAAAGTAGTAACTACCTTAAAATCGTCAACAGAGAAAGACCGAATATCTGCCTTATTAATCATTGCCACCTGCGAAAAGCCAACAAAACCGTTGGAGCAATCGTAGTTAATGGCACTAGTAATTTTTTGTAAACAAGCCATATTAATTTGTTTTAATTAGTTAGATGGTATTTCCTTCTTGATAGAGTCATAGTTAGCCCTTGTAGTCACTAAACTCATTTCACCCTGTGCGCCTTCGGGTGTCGACAAAGATATTTTAGCGTAACCGCCTGCGTCGTTACTGTCAATATCAGCCGATGCGAGTTCCAGCCCACAATATGCACCGTACACCTTGTACAAACCTACGTCCCTGTGCTTTGCAAAAGCTACGAACCTACGGTTTGCCAGCCCCGAAATAAGTTCGGCGTACTTCGTCTTATCAAATATATTGAAAATTACCGTTTGTTTCATCGCTGCCGATCCATCAAGACTCTGCAAACTCTCTGTTACCTGCGATGTCATCTTGTAAGATTCCACTAGGATAGGTACGCCTGTCGTAGCAATTACAGCCACATAGTCTGTAACAACAAGATCTGCGACGTCCTCTACATCAACTAGCAAAAATTCCTCAATACCGTGCTGCGGAATACCACAGTTCACGCGTATATTAGTAATCATTTTGCCTAAACACGTTTTATTTGTTGCCATATAGTTTTAAATGAAAATAGGGGGCTGGGTTAAAGCCCAACCCCCTACATTAGTATTCTGTTAAATCTCTCTTAAGCTGCTTCGTGTAACCACAACTGCATGAACGAAGGCTCAACCAACATTGCAGTAGCTGCAAACAAAGTAGTAGAATAGTATTTTCTATCCTGTGCATCACGGATGAACGGATCGATAGAAACCGCTCCACTTTCCATTGCCAAATGCTGGTTAGACTTCGGTGCAAATGCTACGAAAGCATCGTACTTGCTATCGGTCTTAGCGGCATTAGATACATGGTTCAACGCTGTAATCTTATAGCCTTCAAAGAAATAAGTCGGTTTGCCATCGGTCATAGTAACCTGTGCTACGCTGTTATCTCTATCCTGCAACAAGTTTTTGTACAAGCGCATAACGTTTGTCGAAACGAAAAATTCTGAATCGGCCAATACCTTAGTATTTTGGTTATCAATACAAGAACGCAAAGCGTTAAGAACACCTGCCTTATCAAGTACCAATGCGCCCTGTGATTCTGTGCTGTCCAAATGCTGTTGGATAAAACCGCCGTGTTTCAAAATGTCATAGGCTGCTGCATTAGGGTTATCTGCCTTCTGAACGTCGCCACCGTCTAACCAAGCCAAACGCAACATATCAGCGTCTAACACTTCGTTAACCTGTACTTGGATAAAACCAGCAAGTTCTGTTTCATCGAAATTATCGTCAAGGTTAATACCCTTAGCTACCATTTTGCCCCACAGGTCTTGCAAACAAACCACTAAAGGCAAATGAATTGGTGAGTGTTCGTAGTATTTAACCTTGTCGGAAATAGCGTCATACTTGTAAGGGTCTGCACAACCTGCTGACAAACGCAAAGCGTAGTCTTTAGCGGTTAATGAAACGATAGGAGTATTATTTTCGATACCGTTCATAACGGTTAATGAATCTGAAATCTCACCACTCGCACCGACTGTCAAAACGATAACGTCGTTCAAGTCTGCAAGGTTTAATTTATTCATTGCTGTAAAAGTCATTGCCATAATTGTAATTTTTTAAATTTGTTGAATTATTATTTTCTGTACTTCTTTGCAGCTTCTTGTACTGCATCTTTGGATAGTTTTGAAATACCGCCTACTGTTTTGACGAGGGCTGCTCCTGTGCCGAATGCGGGGGCCTTGCTTGCCTTGCTGAACTTCTCTGTCAACTCTGCCAACTTCTTACCCTGTTCCGTGATAGTTGCCTGTAAAGCTGCAATAGACTTGCTGAACTCTTCGGGAACGGTTTTAGATTTTTTCTCTTCCTCCAGTTCTGTGGTTGTTTCCTCTTCGGCTTCAACGGCCTTAACTTCTTTGATAGCACCGTTTTCAATTTCAATAACGGCTTCCTGCCCATCAACCACGATAACGATCTCACCGTCTGCAACCGCGTTGCCCTCACTATCAAAGACCTTATCCCCGATGGCCATGCTTTCGCCAACTGCTTCTATTGTGATTGAACTTCCGTCTTTAGTAGTCACCGTTTCAGTGGCAAACTTATTTTTAGAAGTGAATACAGAAGCAAATGCACTAAAAAATTTGTTCATTTTACTTTCTTTTTGATTATTACTAAATAAAGAGGTGGTAGCGGCTGGAAGCCCTACAATATCACAGGAATACAATTCTGTAAACTCTATGACATCTATAACCTCACCATTTTCTATTTGATTTTGTGAACCGATAATGGAGATACCTAGCATCTCGGGTTCTTGCTCGATCATTGTAGTTATGAACTTTGCCTCGGCTGGGTAAGCACTTTCCAAGGCCGGTGACATATTAAAGTCTGCATAGGCTATGCCATCCTCATAAACAAAGTTATCGAACTTCCCTAGATACCCGTCCAGCATATCAATGCCGTCATGTGTGCGCCTGCAATGAATCGGCTTTTTATTACCTAACGTTACAACTGATTGTACCGCTGCCTCTGTAATATTCAAGGGCAAAACCTTTTTATGATCCACCGTTCCGTAGTTGGTGGTAACACCTGCTTGAATAATTCTTAATCTCTTAAATTTCATAATTGTTTTGGTTTGTTGTAACTGTCGCAAAGATAGCACCTAATAACTAGATACCCCACTTTGCGACAGTCAATTTTTATAATAATGCACTGTTTTGTATAACTTGTACGTTGTTTTGTCCGTTATCAATGTCCTGTACTGATACAACAGGGTTAGGAGCGTTTATAACAGCGTCAATGACTACACCAGCCAACTGTGCAATACTTTCGCTGGATAGTATTACGGGCTGATTTGCTACGGTCTGTCGGCTGCTTCCCGAAATCATAGCCACCTGTCCACCTTCTGCAAATTTGTACATACCCGATGTACCGAATGATCTGCCCCCATGTGCTTCGTTTATTGCCGAAAGGGCTGCAATGTCTGCGGATGCCGTACGCTTCATTATATAAACGTTCTCGCCGCCTTCTGCTTCAAACATCTGCCCATTTGAACCTGTGAACGTAACGCCACCGTTTGCGTGTGAAGCCCCATACACCTGTCCGCCCTTTGCAAATTTCCTAACAGAGGTTTGAACCTTCGTTTCGGGGTCTTTGGTTTTAGTGATGCTTGCGACTTGTTTCATACCAAACGCTATAACCATTGCCGCCTGTGCGATACCCCAAAAACCACCCTGCGCCAATGCCTTAGTAGCACCTAGATACGTATTGATCGTTGCCTGTACGACTGCAAAAGCCTTACCAGCCACACTTTCCTCGCCTAGCAAGTCACCCAACTGCCCAGCCAAAGAACCGGCCATTGTTAATTCGGCATTAATACGCTGCCTTGTTAATTCCTGTTGGTACTTTTCGTATTTCTCCTTGACTAGTGACGTATCAGCCCCCACCCGTTCGGCCGCTTCCATCTCCTGCGAATATGCTAAATCGAGTTGGGCCTGTTTTAAATCGAACTCATTTTGGATACCCATCAAACGGGCTTCCTGCGCGTTCGCAAAGTCGACAGCTCGCTTCTGCTTATCTGCTTCCTCTTGTGCTAGCGCCTGTTCTTGTTGCAATGATCGTAACTCCAAATCCATTTCGAGAACCTTGTTGTTATAATCTTGCTTGTCGATCAAGCCTTGTTCAAGTTTATACTTTTCCAGTTTCTCACTTTCAGCGTTGAACTTCTGTTGATTTGCTATTCGCATCTCCAAGGAATTGTTTTGTATCTCGGCTTCACGCGCTGCAAGGTCTACGGACGTAATGTTTTGCTCTAGCTGCTTGATCGCTTGTGCCTGTGCCTCCTTGATCTGCTGCTGTATCTTTTGCTCTGCTTTCAGTTTGTCGGCCGCTACCTGTGCGGCCGCTGCCTTGCTTGCTGCTATGCCCTTATCGCGTTCCGTCTTTTCCAAACCACTAATTTGCGATATAACCTCTTTTCTTTCGGCGGTGTACTCAGCCCGTTTAGCTTCAAGTGCTGCGAGTGCCTCGGCTTCTTTACGTGCATCCTCCTGTGAGGTATAAGAAAGTTCGTTTTGCGCTTTGATTTGCTCGTACTTCTGTTTAAGCAAGCCTACCTCTTTCTCTTCCATGCTTTTAAGAACTTCATTAGCCTGCTTATATGCTTCTGCGCGTTCCTTAGCTGATTTACTTTGATCTGCTCCTAGCGTTTTAAGTTCTTCCGCTCTACGCTTCTGTTCTGCCAAAGGTACTAGTATATTCGTTTCGGCTTCGTATATATCATACTCGGCTTTTGAAAGTGCCTTTGCTTGTGCAGCTGCTTCCTTCGTTGCCTCTGAAATCAAGCCGAACTTATCTAACAAGCCCGTAATAGCATCGCTCACCCATACGATAGCATTTGCCACGGCGGAAAGAAAGTTTGTTATCTGATCCAGTAACCTACTGAATATAACTTCAAACGGTGCGAACGCTGCTTTGAGAGATGCCGCCATTTCGCTATTGCGCTCCATTAGCTTTTCTACCGTACTGATCAAAGTAAGTATAAAGCCCACTATCGCTAGAATAGGGTTTGCTTTCAATGTAGCGTTGAATACCTTGATGATCGATATACCGCCACTCATTGACGAAGTTAACGCCCCAGTAGCTCCCGAAAGGCCCTTAGTGTTCGCCATCGCTTCTGTGATACTGTCAGCGTAGTTACCTACGTTTCGTCTGTTATCACCTACGCCCTTCTCCATTTCCTTTAGCTTGTCCGAAATAGCTTTTGTTTGCGCTACAAGGTTTTTCCCTGCTTCGGTGTTCTCCCTCTCGGCCGCGCTCATAGCGTTAACCTCCTTGGTGTTCTTCGCCAACTGCGCCCGTAAAGCGTTGACACTCGTAGCCTGTGAATCTAAAAGCGTTTTATTGATCTTGATCTCTGAATTATTTTCTTTGATCTCGTCCTTAACGTCAAGCATTTGTTTTTTAAGTTCTATGCTTGCCCTTGCTGCCTTATCTACTGCGTCTTTATAATCACTCTGTGATGCCGCGCCTTCCTTGTAAGCCTTCCTTGCTTCGTTTAGCTGGTTGGCTTCTTCCTTTAGTGCCTTTCGAAGTTGCTCCTTCTTTTCTGCCAATTCCGTAGACTTGGCAATCAAAGCATCCAAACCATCTAAAGCCCCATCGGTGTTAAATGAAAGGTCTAGTAACGTAACACTATCTGCCATATTAAAAATTGTTAAAGAGGGCACGTTTTGCAGTGCCCCCATAGTTATTAAATTTCAACTGTAAACCGTTCCATCATCACCCCTTACCCAGTAAATTCAGTGCTACGGCTGTGATAGTACATTTTCCTGTTGACGCGTCCCAATTAGAAATTGTGCGAATATAGAAAAATTCATTCAATTCTCCAATTCTGTAACAGCCATCATTTTTAAAGTTCAGAATATCGAAGTACGTTAAATACGCTGTACACTTGATTTGGTAACCCTTTCTAAAGTACGAATAATAGTCTCCAATATCCGCACGGTAACTATTTGCATTAGTAAAGTAGTTGGTAAAGCCAATATTGGCTGCATCAAAAATAGTCATGTTTGCGAAGGGCATCTCATGAGATACTGTTACGGGAAACGAGCTGTTTGCCCCATCCGCTGAACTGTCCAATGCACCGTCAAACGCCTTAAACCTGTACTTCCTTTCGCCCACCGTATAAATCATAGACCGCCCAATGCCCTCGATCTCCGATACTTCCACCGTGTCCGTTACTATCTTTCCCGTCCAGTCTGCGCGCTTGGCGCTTCCTGCGTTGGCTATATCGGGATCAATGAACGGCTTCAACGTTACCTTGTTGGTTTCTTGGTTGTAGTCATACGTCCATGCGAACGCCTTGCAAAAAGCCATCAACAATTCATAACCATTTGTAAAACCTTGGTTGAAAACCATTCTACGGGATGCACTCGGATCTGTTACGCCTGTTAACTGCATTTCCAATACCATAGCATCCTCAACAGGTAATGACTTTGTAGGCGTTATTCTTTGCCCTGCGTCATTAAGGAATTCCGCTTGAAGGTCTGAACCGTTTATTGTAAGGCCAATAGTTGTGTTATTTTTGGGGCTGTAACGTTTCGTACCGTCCGAATTCTGAGAACTAAATTCGTATTTAACAACTGTTGATCCTGTTGGTGATACCATCCTCAAACGTATGTTGCCCGTGAATGATTCATCTACCGTTATGTAGTTTTCTTTCGATACACGGAACGAAAACGTCTGCCCACCGTACAGCCTTGCAGCTAATGCCGTGTCAGACGTATCAGCCCAAAGATAGTTATACGGGTAACTGCTTTGGTAGTCACCATCAGAGCAATTCCTATACCTCATAACTATTGACGTGTCTACGTAGTCACCTGCCTTAACGTCCGTAGTCGCACTCCAGTAAGCCATCTGCCCGATAACTTTCGACCCAGACTTGCCAAAGGCCAGTTGAGTGGGTATTACTATATTCGGGTATGCCCTTTGCAGCATCTTGTTATAAGACGTTACCCAATACGGAGAACCTTCGGGTTCATAGTTAGGCTCGACACCCCCAAAGCTAGAATTAATAGAACTAAACTTTGTGAACAATTCTATCAACTCAACCGTATAGCCACTATCCTTTGCAGTTACTTTAGCTTTGAACCTGCCTCCGTTCATGGGGGCAGGTAAACCACCGAAGTACAGATAAGCTACGTACATCCTTGACTTGGTGAATAACCACGGTGTGCGCATCTCCTTAAAGATACGATCGTTCACCCCGGTTCTAGGTACATCGATGCTGGCACTATACGCTACTGTCCTATCGGTGAACTTCAACGGGTCTGCATTATTGATTGTGAGTTTAACGGATGCGGGACTTATGCCCTCAACCGCTACATTATCTATCTTTACGCTAATTTCTATCATGGTTCTACAATTTGAACTTTAAATTTGAATTGAATTGTTTTCGTTTTGTTGCCCCCTTGTGTTTTAAAAACGTTGGTTGCCAACAAAGTAGCCCTACCGAACTGGCAAATGTCTATCGGAATACGTGCGATAATATCGGATGATCTTTGGATCCAATTTAAGCACGGCTCATTATCCCAGTTAACATCTATTTGCAAAGTGGTTTCGTAATAATCAATACCATTGCCTCCGTTGTTGTTTGTTCGCATAACTGGTTTGATTGAATACTTTTCAAAGAACATACTGTCATACCAGCCCTTACTATTCAGCCACCGAAGGAGAACGCCACAATTCGGTGAAACGTCTTTAGGTAGTTTGTTTTCGTACTCTATCCATCCGAATATATCACCGTTTGGCGCTGTTACTTTAATAGTTGATCCGCCTGTAAACTTTACGCCTGTTGTGTAGTTAGAGGGTGCACCGCCATTCGTGCTAAAGCCGAACCTTGTAGAGTCAGACCCCACGGGGTAATACACTCGCCTTCCCCTTACAGTTCCCACCATATCTACCGCTGCATCATTAAAATAAGCGTATGGGGGCGTCACCTGTGCCGTATTAAACGTTTTTCCACTACGATAATCAGTCAAAGCACCTGCACAAGGCGACGCAGCGTTCGCCCCTGCCTTGATCCATGGCTTAGGCTCACCCCCGTAGTTCACCATGTAACAATAAAAATTAGCTTCCGTAGGTCTACCGTCTATTGCCACTACGTACATATATGGGTCAGTATCCATCGGCATAACCTTCGTAGAACTAACAACACCCTTGAAGCCCGCTGGTATTTTGATATTTTCCTCTCTGACGCTAGGAGGATAGGCATCTGTTGCAAACCTTGCAGCAAGAGTAAACGGGTTGTTTCCAACATTTTCAACGTAAATTGACTGCGTTACTTCTACTCCCTTAGAAATCACCGTCTGCGAGAAAGGTAAGTTAGCCAGCCACCCGTTAGACCCTTTTATTTTAGTACCTGTTCCTCTAATCGGATTGGTTACTAGTTCCTTTGTTCCATGTCCAAGAGTAACCAAGGACACATCTACCATACTGGCCAATGCCGTAGATACCAAATTACGTTCATCGTGGTGAACCCACCCTCTAGAGTTTAGGTACGGGCAATTCAGAGAACAAACGTAGAAAGAGTATGTACGTGGCGTTACCCCGTCCAGTAATACAAACTTAATCTTGTCCTGTACGTTATGTGACGGGTCGCCCCCCAAATACTCGTACAGTTCGTTAAGTGATGGCAGCACCTGTGCAAAAGTACTTAGGTCTATGCGCATCGTGCTGGACGGTGTTAGCCGCTGATTGTGCACTGGCGTTCCGTTGCGGGACACCTCTATTGTCATATAGGCTACGCCCGTCATTCCCTCAAACAGTAGTTCCTGCTTTAGACCTGCTGCAATCGGTATGACTATCGGAGCTACGTAGTTTGTTTGGTTTCCTACGCTGTCGCCTGTATTTATATACGTTATTTTCATTTTGTTAATATTTGTAGTATTCTTGCTTTAATTATTTCACTTATATCGGCCGTTAACTGCTGTACCCGTTGAGGGTTGATAACGCCCTTTACAGCTGTCCCGTCATTGAACCTGTTAGGGACTTTGATACCGTCCTGTCTGATCTTTGTAACGATCGCCCATGCTGCCTCCAAGGGTATATCAGCGCCTTGCGCGTTCTTGTCCTTGATCCATTGCTTAATAACGCTTACAGGCGGTGCGCTTCCACCGCGTCTACCCTGTACCATCTGATACACGTAGTGCGGTGCTACTATCTGAACGCTGTTGCCACCGTCCTTCACAACCGTTTCACGTTCAAAGTTACCACTAGCTATAAGGTGTTTATCCTTATAGTTGGCAATAACTTCGTCGCGTAATTGCTGAACTAGGTCTATTATTGCTTTCTCCATTGTGCGAAATGTTTTCTAGCCTTTAGGTACTGATCATTGTGTTCGTGCTTGTAGGCTTCAATTTCAAACGATATTCTATCGTAGGCAGACTTCTTAACCTGTACACCTTTGGAGCGTATGAACGGGCCTTGTATCAGTCTGAACAGCCATTCACCTACATACGCTATGTAGAACGGAACGTATAACATTTCCTTCATTTGAGCGGTGTGTATCGCTTCATGGTTTAATGTACTGTCAAATACTCTTTGTCCTTTACGAACGAAAACGAAACCGAATAAGTTAATAGCTTTGAATCCCTTAAACGGTATGAATTTATTGTATATAACTTTCATATTTGCTAAAGTGGGTGCTTTGGTTTGTTTTGTTCCCACTTTGCAAATATAGGGTATTGGCTACTCTAAACCAAACCGTGACTAGTCTATTAGAGCACTGTCTATCACATCAAACGTGACTTGCCATCCCGACTTGATGCTGTCGTACTCGTTTTGTAGTTTGGTTATTCGCATCGTGGTTACTTCCAACTTACATACAACCGCCTGCAACATAGACCGTATTCCTAGATCGGTACGTATAAGAGTGGCTATCTCTTCTGCATCATTGCGTAGATAGTGGCTAGTGCCCATACACCGAATAACCACCGTATATTGTGGGTCACTGGCGTATGTGGTAACGCCCACCGTACCGCCTGCTATATCGAGCGTAAAGAAGTCAACGCTTAGATTGTTGGCTGCTACGTTCTGCACGTTCGTATCGCCGAAAACAAGCGGCATACCGATAATATCGGCCTGCTCGCTAACTGTGTTAAGAATTGTTTCAAAAGTCATTACTTCATGTTTTTAATTTTAGCTTTCTCTTTCTCTATCTCCTCCATGCGCTTGCTCATCGCTAGCATGGCATCCGTGTAATTCACCTTCTTTGCCTCGTCAAAAGAACATTGGAACAGTTCAGAGGTGACTTGAACCAAACCTAACAGGGCTTTGGCTTCTCTGATCGGATCGCTTTCGCTCTCTTCCATCCCCTTAGGCTGGTTAAAGATCATCTCCTCTAGGCTGTCAGCGTCTTTAAGTCGCTCTAGTATATACTTGTCCAACTTGATACAGTCGGTAACGGTATCGGGTGAATACTTTCCACCAGTCCACGCGTGAATACGTTCTACGCTGCCATCCGCCCTACGTGTTTCCAGCATATCCCATAGCGTAACGTCCTCTAAGGTAGGTGCTTTATACGTTATCTTACCGTTCCTTGTTATTAGGTTGCTTGGCTCTAGCTTTTCTACCAGTGCGGTTAGCAACCTTTGTTCGTCCTGTGTCATGGATAGTCTAGCGTCTGTACGTAGGTTGGCTATCCGTTTGAGGATCAGTATGTTTTTAATCGTACTGAACCACATCTTAACTTTCATTGTATATTTTTTCATTGCATAAATGCTTTAGGTCTGTATTTTCTTAACAAGTAGTCAACTCCGTAGCGCATAGCGTCCAAACTATGGTTCCAAGCGTCGATAGGAACGTTTGTATAGGTGTCGTTAAGTTCGTCTTTCACCCATTTGTAGTTGTCCAGTTCGTCCATCATGTGCGTACTACGTTTGGTTACGTGTAGTTTGAATGTCTTAACCTGTTGAATGCCCGAAGCGATAGAACCCTTGCCCTTTATAGCTGGCGTTGCCTTAACCTTGGCGCGTTGTAGTTCCACTATACTCTTTTGTTCTGCACTATCGCACACCGTGACTATACGGTTGATTGCTTGTCCTGTAAGGTAGTCTCCTATCTGTGGGTTGGTTAGCCCTGTTTCGTACATCAGCAAGTCAAGAAACAGATTGTAACCTTCAAAGCGTATATCTACTATGGCCGTGGGGTCATTGGCAAAACCGAAGTCAAGCCCTAGGCATCTACCTGTGTACACTTCCGGCATCTCGTCTATAACTTCGTATTCGGGGTAAACGTTACCTTCTACGCCACCTGTCATACCCTCACCGTAGACACGCCACCAGTTCTTGTCGCCTTTGTTCTTTTCAATCGCGTGCACTTGTTCGGGTGTCAAGTACGGGTTATCTAGATATGTCGAGTGTATGGTTACGTACCGATCGCCTGCAAACTCTGTTTCACCCCAAAACTTACGAACGGGGTTAAAGTCAATGATCACTTTCTTTCGGGTACGTATATCCAGCTGTCGGTAAATCTCCCTAGGTATGCCCTGTGCTTCATTGATAAACAGTATATCACGTGCAGGGCCATGAACCTTACCTGCATTATCACAGGAGAAGAACTCAACGATCGTGCCGCTCTCGTACTCATAGGTGCTTTCCGTCTTATTAAAACGGCTCTCGTCCCAGTCACCCTCGGCTGCTACCATGGCTTTGAAGTCTCGAAGCATACCACGTTTAACCATAGGGAACGTAGCCGCCACACAGGAGATGACTAACGGGTTAGGGTTCGTCTTTGCCAGTATGTGCAGCATCTGCAACACTGCCCACGTCTTACCCGATCTAGTGCCGCCCTTGGAAGCTATCCCACGGTATCGAGGGTTAACGAAGGCATCTAGTAGCTTTTCAAAAGTAAATGTTACGTTCATAGTATTTTTGCCATTTTTTCTTGTTTTAGTTAAATTATTAAATTGCTCCCAGCTTCTTAAGGTTGTTCACTGCATCCTCGGACAACACATTTACCTGCATTGCCTTTGTGCCTGCTTCCTTTCCATTGCTGGTTACGTCCTTCAAGTCTCGTAAGCCTCTTAGCTTGGCCATGTAGTTAGCATCAACCAAACCACTAAGTGCGCTCTCGTCCATATCGGTTGTAATCGTTTCCTTAATCAGTGAATACCCCAGTGAAAGTACCTCGGCTTCCTCGTTGCCGTCCTCGGCTAGTTTAAGGAGTTTCTCGGCATTCTTGTTGAAGTCCTTTATACTCCACCCGATGAACAAGCAAAACGCCCCTACGCTCAAAGCACGAAGTTTGGGGACGGGTACCAGTGTTCCTGCTGCCTGTCCTCCTTTCAACACCTCGTTAGCCATTAGGGGGTTAGCCCGGCACCACTCAACGTATTCGGTTAGGTAGTCTATGCAGTCCTCTAGGCTTTCGAGTTTCGCGCCTCGGACGCCTCTAGTATTCAAGCACTGGATCAACTCGGTGCACTCCTTGATATCTGTTTTCTGTTTGGCTGTTTTCTTGGTTGCCATCCCTTTAGTAATTCCTTTCTTTGTATCTGCTGCCATCGTTTTATTGTTATTAAGTAATGAACGCCCGCACGTGTGTGCGCGCTCGGTCTTGTTAGATGCAAAGATATAGAAGTTCATCAGCACATACCAATCTAGTTGAGTTCCTGCAAACAATCCTCGAAAACCACCTAATTTGGTAATAAACTATGACAAAAAGGTGTCGGAACAGGTGTTGGAGCGGCTAATCATCTCAAACACAGAGGTTTGGCCCCCCAAGTGTTCCGACACTGTTCAGCGTTCCACATATTTTCCTATATAGGTTGTTATAAAATGATTTTTAATAGAATACTGTATATACCCCCTTTTACTGTATGCTACTGTATATATTCTTTTTTATATATTATATTATATATAATGTAAGAACATATAGAACAGTATAAGAAAACCTAGTATTCATGGGGGTTTGAGGTGTTCCAAATGGTGTTCCGACATTATTTTAGTGCTGGAACATCTGGAACACCTTGTTCACATACGTTAAACCACGTTTTAGTTCATTAACATATACCTTGTTCCGTCATTTTTCACGACTTGAAAAGATTTGACAACCCCGACAAGAAACAGAAAATAATCAAAATGACAATGAACAGGCGATCACCTTGTGTCATTTTGATTATTTTCTTTCGATTAGCTGCTATCATTTTGATTATTTTCTTTCGACTAGCTGCTTACATTTTGATACTTCCACACACATTCCTTGGTGTCCCAGTACTTAACCGATTTGGAACCGTCCGTATAATGATCTGTCCTAGTTATAAGATCATCTTTTGCACCATAAACCTTAGGAACATCCGTTTCGCTCTCCTTCTCCCGCTGGAATCGCTCTGGGTCCCTGTACGTGTATTGCCCTTTGTTGATCTCCTGTTTGTAACTGTATTCTTGAAAAACCAGATACCCAGAGAACTTGTCCAACCATTTATCACACTCGGGCGTACGTACATAACCGCGCCCCCATTTGTCTTTTGATACGCCCCTTAAATGATCGTATCTACGAAGGAACTCCCAAACTATAAAAGCGTGCACATTGAATGCGTTACATATATCCACAAAACTTATCATATCAAACAACTATTAAATAATTAGTAATACCTAAATTGTCCAGCCTTCCCACTGCCGAACTCTTCACCTCATCTTTGCTCTCTAGACACAAGGTGTAACCTAGCGCATCAGCCATAGGGATCAAATACAATTTATCGTCTATGTGCGCTGCCACCTCTTTCTGAAAGAGCATCAACGGTTGTAAGTAACGGTAGGCGCTTACAACTCTTCCACCCTTCCTTACTTTCTTTGCCCCATGTTTCCGTTCATTGGTAGGGACACAGCACAAGAAATCCAAATACTCCCGCCTATTCCATTCCTCAGTAGAGACGCTCGGCATCTCTACACGTTCCAAACTAGGCAGCACGGTTGATGGCTTTCTGATCCCTGCCCTTAAATCTCTAATATCGAGCAATGAAGCCCGATACATAATTCCATTTTCGTCTATCAATAATGTTCTCATACTATTCTATAATTAAATAATTAGTAACTCCTAAATGATCTGCGCATCTCGCACGGCCGGCAAATCTTATGGCTAACTCGTAACAGCCTACCAGCCCTAAAGTGTATTCGATGGCATCCTCTATCGGTATAATGTACGTGTGCCCTCCTATGTGCGCAGCTACGTTCCAATAGTTTTCGCGCAACTCCTGCAAATATCCGTAGGCATTTACCGTTCGGCCACCTCTTTTCGCCTTTGCTTTGTTGTATTTACGGCTGTTGGCACCCGTGTCGCAAATGAAATCTACGTATTCCCTGTTTTTCCATTCCTCTCTCGGGACACTTGCCTTATCCGTTTGCTCCAATGTAGGAAGTATGCTAGCCTTCCTACGTCTGCCCAATTTAAGATCGTAATAATCTTTTGTTCCGGCCCAATACATAGTGCCGTTTTCGTCTATCAATAAATTTCTCATACCATTTTATAATTATATTGTCTATCACTAAATTCATATTTCTTGATCGTAAAGCTACGGTATAACAAACATAGCTGACTGATCTCGCCCTGCGCGTACTGCTGGTAGTTGGTACAATGTGTTTCGTACACAACACCTAAATGAATAAATCTTATCATATCTTTTTCGTTTTTGAGTAATATTCCATTAATTCCTTTATGCAATTCATTAGGCCGTCCTGTGTGTCTTTCTTGCCACCCAGTGAACGTATTATCTTTTCATCTACCGTGCCTTTCGTTACGATGTGGTGGATGTACACGGGCTTCTTTTGGCCCTGTCTGTACAGTCTAGCGTTGAACTGTAAGTACAATTCCAGTGACCATGTGTTGCCGTACCAAATGATAATATTACCGCCTTTCTGCAAGTTAAGCCCGTGCCCTGCTGATGCTGGATGAGTTATCAGAACTTGTATCTTTCCCTCGTTCCATCTCTGCATATCCGCTGGTGTCTGTAACTTGACGGGCTTGTACTCCTTCAATGCCTCGGTTATCTTATCTAGGTCATGTTTGAATGAGTATGCAACCAGTACCGGGTTCCCGTTTGCTGCCTCTACAAGTTCTTTCAGTTTCTCGATCTTCATGTCGTGCACCTGCATAACGTTCCGTTCTGAATCATAGACCGCACCGTTTGCGAACTGTTGCAGTTTGTTGCTTAACGCTGCTGCGCTTGCCGCAGATAACGGCTCATCACTGTCTATCAATTCGAGAATGCGCTCTCGCTCGAATTCCTTATAACGTTTATAGTCTTTCTCATCCATCTCCACGTTATCATAGATCATAATTTTGTCGGGCATCTTTAAATAATCTTCGGCTGTCATTGATAAGGTGATATCAGATATACGTGTGCTTATCTTTTGCTCTGTTTCTTCTGCGGGCGATTTGGGAACATATGAAAAAATTATATCACCGTTACGCTGCCCGGCCGTAAAGAATTCGTCACGGTATCGTCCAATCGACTTTCCTAGCCTTTGGCCTTCGTCGATAAGATACATTTGGCTCCAAAGGTCTATTAGCCCATTTGGCGACGGCGTTCCGGTCAAACCTACGACGCGTGGTATGAACTTTCGTACTTTTTTGAGCGCCTTAAAACGTTTTGAAGCATGGTTTTTAAAAGAGGTTAGCTCATCGATGACTATCATATCATACGGTATTCTAACGCCTCCGTATTCTTGTATAAGCCAACATACATTGTCTCGGCTCACGGCATAGATATCAGCGTCCGCCTGCATGGCCATTCTCCGTTGATCCGCGGTCCCGTCGATAACTGACAAGCGCAGACCCTTTAAGTGATTCCAGTTGTTGATCTCATCGCGCCAAGTAACTTGCGTTACCCTTTTTGGCGCGATTACCAAAACTTTAGATATGACACAGCCTTCAAGCAAGTCAGCGATAGCGGTCAACGTTGTAACGGTCTTGCCTAATCCGCACGATAAGAACAGTGCGCAGTAAGGTTCGGACTCGATCATAGCAACCGCCCTATTTTGATAATCGTACATTTGTTTTCGCTCTAACATATTCTTTAATTTTATTATTTCCGTGATTGGTATTATGATTATATTTTATATCCGCCGCTTTCCGTGCTTCAATGGCTTCTTCTAAAGAAACAAATCTACCTAGAAAAATGTACACGCCATCTACCTTAATTCGTGCCGTATATTTTCTTCTGTCCTTGCAATAGGACACGCCTGTCACCCCTGAGGTGCTATCACTACGTTTAGATAGATTTCTACAGTTGCCCGGTCTAGTAACAAACCTTAGGTTTGATAACCGATTATCATCTCTAATATGGTTGATATGGTCTATTTCAAGTTCGTCACTACAAAAGCCATATGCCAGTAACATCGCTATGCGGTGCGCATAATATCGTTTACCCTTAAAACCAATCTGTGTGTAACCATTACCTATAGTGTACCCGGCCACAAGGTCTGCCCTTTGCCTAGGGCTATTACTTAATCTTTTTCTCCATTTAATAACACCAGTCTCTCGGTTATAAATGAATAGTTCTTTTGCTTCTTCAAATGTTATCATATCTTTTAGTTTTAGTGGGGGCTGTTACACCCCCATATTTTTTAATAGCTGCAAAGTATTCCTTCGATCATAGAAAGCTGATTATACAAAGTGCTTAGTGCTTTCTTATCAATGGTTTTTAAAACCTCCTCATAATCTGAATATGATTTTATTCTGCGGCCGTTGATCTTTACTTCTGTTTTCTTACCTTGGCACTTCATTTCTAATTGTATATATTCTACCATGATTTTCTTAGTTTTTGTAAATAAATTTTTTATAATGCGCCGCTAAACTTTTTACGTCCGTTTCGGTAGGAAGGCTTACATTCATTCGCCTGCACAAGTATTTTACATCTCTTTCTATCTCTTTCGCAAGGTCTGTCATGACCTCTAGCTTTGTTTGTTTAGCGTCTTCCTTTAAATCCATCGCACCTGTGTACAGGGACAACCACAACATGATACATTTTTCTACATCCGCTTTTGTTTCTTGGATACTAATTCTTGCCATAACTTTTTGTTTTTAATTGGTTTATACTGTAATAACGTTGAGTAATTCAAAAGGTTTACTCTTTAACCTATTTTAATTGTATGTATTTACCTTCGATACCGCTAGCCATTAAGGCCAAGTCGTTTTCCTCGCCGAAAGCAAACAGTACAGAGCC